AATTATGACACGCTTCGCGGAATTTATTTGGACGGGGTCGTGCTCGATGAGTACGCTCAGATGAACCCTAAGATGTTCTCTGAGGTTATAAGGCCGGCACTGTCAGACAGGAAGGGGTATGCAATATTTATTGGTACACCTAAAGGTAAGAACGAATTTTATGATTTATACCACTCTGCCCCAGAGAAGAAGGGATGGGCTAGATTCTTATATAAGGCGAGTGAAACAGGAATACTAGACGATGAAGAACTGGAACTTGCGAAACAAGATATGGCAGAAACTGAATATCAACAAGAATACGAGTGTTCTTGGTCTGCTGCACTTAGAGGTGCGTATTATGCTAAAGAGATTGAAACTGCTTATGATGAAGACCGAGTGGGGAAAGTCCCTTATGACCCGTCTAAGCAAGTAGTAACAAGCTGGGACCTGGGGGTCTCGGACGCAACAAGCATATGGTTCGTGCAATTTGTAGGTAAAGCAGTACACGTTATAGATTATTACGAAAGTTCAAACGAAGGTTTACCTCACTATATAGATGTACTTAATAGGAAAGGTTATAGGTATGGTGCACACATAGCACCCCACGATATTGTAGTACGAGAATTTTCTACTGGCAAATCGAGGAGAGACCTAGCCTTCGACCTAGGAATAGATTTCCAAGTTGCACCCAAATTAAAAGTAATGGATGGTATTGACACCACTAGAACTTTTCTAAATAAATGTTGGTTCGATCAGGACAACACTAAGAAAGGGCTAGAAGCATTATTACAGTATAGAAGTAGTTATGATGACAAGAAAAAGATATGGTCACAAAGACCAGTTCACGATTGGACATCACACGCGAGCGATGCGTTTAGGTACTTGTGTATAACAGATGTAGTGTTCACAGGTAATGATAGTGTCTGGGGAAGGGAACTCCCTGAGACTGATTTAAGTTGGATAGTATAAGGAGAAGTATATGCCAATGAACCCAAAGTGGTTAGAAAACAAATTAATGGAGATGGCACAGGACATCAAAGACCTAAAAGAAATAATGAAGGCGGTTAGTAACAGTCCACCACCCAAAAAACAAACCACTTACCCGATAAACAAAGGTAAATAATTTATGGCTAAAATGACAAAGAGGGAGCTATCTGCTCACCTAGAGCAAGAAATTAATTCTGCTTTAGGATATAAAGATGGAAAGCTCACAGAGCAACGCTCAGATGCATTAGACCGTTACTATGGTAAGAAGTATGGTAATGAGCAAGAAGGTCGCTCACAGATTGTCACAAGAGATGTAGCCGATGTAATCGAATGGATTATGCCTAGCCTTATGAAGATATTTACTTCTGGGGATCAGGTAGTTAAGTTTGAGCCGCAAGGTCCAGAAGATGTTGAGATGGCAAAGCAGTCTACAGACTATGTAAACTATGTCATTATGAGACAAAACCCTGGATTTTCTACAATATACCAGTGGTTCAAAGATGCGCTACTGCAAAAGAATGGTGTAGTTAAACACTACTGGGATGACAGCAGTGAAACGCTGAAAGAAGAATATCAGAATCTAACAGAAGAAGAGTTTATGGCTCTGTTGTTAGATGACAATGTTGAAGTAAAGCAACATACACAAAACGGTGGTGAAGATGAAATGTCATTGGAGCCAGTAACACACGATGTTATAGTAAACAGAACATACGCTGATGGACAGGTAAGAATAGAACCTGTACCGCCAGAAGAATTTTTAATTGACAAGTATGCCAAGACAATCGACACTGCAAGGTTTGTCGCTCACAGAGTTAAGAGAACTAAGTCAGAGCTATTAGAGCAAGGCTATCCAAAATCTAAAATTGAAAATGTATTCAATAACGATGAAGCGGATTACAAAGCTGAAAGACTTTCTAGATTCTCACACGAGCAAGACAACTCACCAGAAGGTGATATTGATGATGGAGTTTGGGTTACAGAGTGCTACCTAAGAGTAGACTATGATAACGATGGTATTGCAGAATTAAGAAAAGTAACGAAGGTTGGAGACGAACTGTTAGATAATGAGGCTGTGGATAGTGTTCCCTTCTCCTCCCTTACACCTATACCAATGCCTCATAAGTTTTACGGTCTGAGTATTTATGACTTAATCTCCGACCTTCAACTAATTAAGACTACACTGATGCGTAACTTGTTAGACAATATGTATCTAACAAACAATGGGCGATACGAAGTAGTAGAAGGACAAGCTAATTTAGATGACCTAATGACTTCTAGACCAGGTGGAATCGTGAGAGTGCGAACACCAGGTGCGGTAAATCCATTAGGGACACCGCAACTAGACCAGAACTCTTTTAATATGCTAGGATATTTAGATAGCATTAGAGAAGAACGAACTGGTGTTAGTAAGAATTCAATGGGTCTATCTGAAAATGGATTGAAATCACATCAAACTGCTACAGGTGTCGGTCAAATGATGACTGCTGCACAGCAAAAGATTGAATTAATAGCCAGAATATTTGCAGAAACAGGTATGAAAGACCTAGCAAACTCTGTCTATATGTTAGTACAAAAGTTTGAAAAGCCAGAAAAGATTGTAAGATTAAACAACAAATGGACTACGCTTTATCCGCACGAGTGGAAGGAAAAATTAGATTGTGTAGCACAGGTTGGATTGGGCTTTGGCAATAAAGATATGAACCTAATGCACTTAGGCAGATTGTCACAAACAATACAAATGATTGCACAGCACCCAGCTGCGGGTATGCTACTTAAGCCTAAGAATGTATACAACTTAGTAGCCGAACAAATAAAAGCTATGGGTATGAAGAATGTAGATGACTTTATTACAGACCCAGGCGATCAGGACGTTCCTAAGAAACAAGGACCTAGTCCAGAGGAACAAGCAAAGCAAGCAGAAGCACAGCTCAAAGCAGAAGAAATAAAAGTTAAGCTACAAAAAATACAGCAAGAGTCTGCAATTAAACAACAAGAAATGCAACTTGAAGCTGACATAGCTGCCCAGGACCTGGAGCTTAAAAGACAAGAAGCACAGGTAGATATGCAAATTAAAGCACAAGAGCTAGAGATTAAGAAAGCAGAACTTGCACTTAAACAACAAGAGCTTGTACTTGAGAGAGAACAAGAGCGAGCTGTCAAGATAGGAAACTGATATGGGAAAGAAGGGAGAAGAGCTAGCTAGGGCTGACCAAGCTAAACAGATTTTAGAACATCCTCTATATGTAGAGGCTCTAACCACAGTCAAGGAAGCATTAATACAATACTTACTTGATACTAAAGTTGCCGAGGAAGTGGAAAGAGACAGATTGTATATAACAATTAAAGCACTTGATTTAGTTAATCAACACATAACATCAGTGCTGGAAACAGGCAAACTTGCTGAAAGGGAGCAAGAAGATTTTTTAACACAGTAGAGGAGAAAAACCTATGGATTCCGTAGAGAACACCCAGGAAGGTAGATTTGAAAGAGCAGAACAAGGTTCAGCAGAAGATGCTGCAAACCAAATCCTAAGTATGTGGGACTCACAAGAGCAAACCGCAAACGAGGAAACCGAACCCACTGTTGACGAGGAAGTGGTAGAGGATACAGAGGAAGCTGAAGAGGTAGAAGAAGAAGCCCCCGAAGAAGAAGAGGGACAAGCTGAAGAAGAAACCGAGGAAGAGGTAGAAGAAGAAGAGTTCGATGTAGTAGCCGAAGAAGATTTGAAGTACACCATTAAGGTAGACGGAGAAGAAATAGAGGTTGGTATTGATGAGCTTAAGAACGGATACCAAAGGCAAGCTGACTATACTCGTAAGTCTCAGGCACTAGCAGAGCAACGTAAGGAGACTGAAGCAATTCTGTCCGAGCGTCAGAAACTAGAGCAAGAGAGGCAAATGTACGCTAATGGCTTACAAATGTTGCGAGAGCAACAAAGCAGTAAACTCCAAGAGTTTGAAAACACTGATTGGCAAACTTTAAAAGATGAAGACCCATATCAGTATATACTCAAAAGAGACGAGTACAGAGACGCACAGGAAAAAGTACAAAACGTGCAACAACAGCAAGCTATTATACAACAAGAGCAAGCTGAAGAAGCTGCAAAAGCTAGAGCACATTTTGTTCAACAAGAATATAATAGACTAGTTGAGGCTTTACCTGAGTGGAACGATCAGGAATCTACTATAAAGAAAGACGTACAAGAGTACGCTAAGTCAGTAGGTTTCTTGCCAGAAGAGATTAACCAGTTGGCAGACCACCGTAGTGTTCTAGTAATTAAGAAAGCTATGGAGTATGACAAGTTGACAACCAAGGTTGCTCCCAAGAAAAAGGCAGTAAAGAAAGTTCCTAAAGTACAGAAGTCTGGAAGAGGCAACTCCAAAGAAGATACTGCTGCTGAAGCTGTTAAACAAAAGCGTGCAAGGTTAAGGAAGTCTGGCAAACAAGATGATGCCGCTTCTATATTTTATGATATGCTTTAAGGAGATAGGATAATGCCTACGCAATTTAAAACGTATGATGCAACAGCAATCCGTGAGGACTTGTCTGATGTAATCTACGATATTTCACCAACAGATACTCCATTTATGTCCAGCATTGCTGGCAAGGGTTCAGTATCTAACACTCTATTTGAGTGGCAAACAGACGCACTAGCCGCTGCTAGTGGAACTAACTACCACGTTGAAGGAGCCGCTGCTGGTACAGCTGCGACTACTGCTACAACTCGTGTAACTAACCAAACACAAATCTCTAAAAAGGTTGTTGAGGTTACAGGTACTCACGAGACTGTAAACAACGCTGGTAAAAAATCTGAGATGGCTCACCAACTCGCAAAGGCTTCTAAGGAGCTTAAGCGTGATATGGAAACTTCACTACTAGCTGACAACGCTGCCGCTGCGGGTAACGCATCTACAGCTCGTGAGACTCGTGGAGCTGCTAACTGGATTACAACTAACGTAACTGACGCTGGTACTTCTGGTACTCACGCTGCGGTTGTTGAAGCTGACATCATTGCAGTAGCAGAAGCTACTTGGAATGCTGGCGGAGAGCCTTCAACTATGTTGCTTGGTGCTACTAACAAGAAGTTAGTAACAGCTATGTCAGGTCGTGCTGATGCAGTACGTTCAGTATCAGATGACAATATGTCAATCTACAATGCAGTAGATGTATATGTATCAGACTTTGGTACATTCAACATCACTCTTGACAGATACTGCGACCAAGACGTTGTATACTTCTTAGACCACGATATGTGGTCAGTTGACTACCTTCGTGATTTCCAAACTGTGGACATCGCTAAAGAAGGTGACTCAGAGAAGAAGATGCTTCTAGTTGAGTACGGTCTACGTTGTGGCAACGAAGCCGCTAACGGTAAGATTAGATACACTACTGGTTAATATAACCAACTACCACCCTGGGCAACTGGGGTGGTTTACATTATGGCAATTGATACAAAAATCATAACGAATTTAGACGGAAGCCTTACAGTAGCAAGCAAGCAAGATGATAAGGCAGTCAAAAAAGTAGCTGACTTTAATAAACAAGATAAGTTCAGTGCTGGTACAAGAAACAAATACAAAGGTGACTCACAGTTTTCACACCGAGTAGCAAGAATACCCCTGATCGTAGTAGAAAAAATGATGAGGGAAGGTGTGTGGGGAAACCAAGAAAAAATGAGAGAGTGGTTAAACCACCCAGACAACGCTCCTTGGAGAACTACTAAAGGAAAAGTATAATGGCATTAAGTACATTTACAGAATTAAAAGAGGCAGTAGCAGACTGGTTAGATAGGTCAGATTTGACTGCAAGGATACCAGATTTTATTGCACTAGCAGAAGCTAGAATTAATAGGGAGCTACGCATTCGCCCTATGGAAGTAAGAAGTACAATGTACAC